GTTCTTGGTTCTTTCTCTTAATTCATCCAAATTACTATGTCCACTCGTACTCCATATTGTTCTCGAAGTGTTTCCGTTACGAACAGTCATCTTAAAACCTTTACAATACCTCTTTACATAGTGTTGCCAATTGAGCGCAACAGGAGATTCTACAATTTTCAATAGGTTATAGTAGTTAATTGGCCTATTTGTCATCGGTGTACCCGTTAAAAGCCAAACTTTAGGTATTTTTTTGATGATATCGTTTATTAATCTTGTTCGATTCGCTGAAGTATTAGATACATAATGAGCTTCATCAATGATTGCAATGTCAAAATTCTCTTTATGTATGAGTTTTAAGTCATCATTTTCATTTTTTTTGTCTGTTGTGTGATAATTTTTAAGAATATCGTAGTTTATGATATAAAAATCATAGGTTGAACCCCATTTTCTACCCTCAACTATCAAAACTGGACGATCTGTATAGTTTTTTATCTCTTTTTTCCAGTTAATTTTAACGTTTGCGGGACAAACAATAAGAATTTTCTTAGCATCAGTCTCTAAGGTAGCAATGATTGCGGATGTTGTCTTACCCAAACCCATATCATCGGCTAAAATGAACTTATCATTAGCTAAAAGTTTCTCAATTGCGGGTATTTGATAGTCCTTTGGAGGTCTATGAGCGTATTTTGAGTAGTCAATAACACGATTTAACTTTTTTTCGGGTTGTAAGACCGCGCCTTTTGGTAACCATATGCCGTGGTTCTTCTCGGAATCGAAAAATTTACCCCAAATATGGTAAGCTTTGTCTGTTTCGCACAAAAGTTTCTCACACCATATCTTATCGATAGGTTTTGGGAGTAATTTTTCCTCTTGTAACTTATCTCCAAAGGATGGAACTAAGTTTATATATTTTCTAGCTACTTTTGGGGTTATTTGATGATATTTTATAACGTAATCGGCTTGCGGCCTCGTTAATTTGAAGTTTTTTGAACTTGTAAATCTCATTTTCCATTCTATCAACTGATTATTCGCACCATCGTATGCTAACAGAATGTTTTTCGCCTCAATTTCGGGTATCTTTGTCTCCATATTTAAATTATAACATAATATACATAATTAGAACGAAAAATTAAATTATAAATAAATATTCAATTACCCGATTAATTAAATACCCGATATATTTATTAATATGATAGTTTATAAAACAACGAACCTAATAAATAATAAAATTTATATCGGTCAAGACAAAATTAATGATCCGAATTATCTAGGTTCTGGCGATCTAATCAAAAGAGCCATTAAAAAATATGGAAAAGAAAATTTTTTAAAAGAAGTGTTATGCGTGTGTGATACCTTGGATGAATTAAATGATAGAGAAAGATTCTATATACATGAATATTCATCAACAGACAAAAAAATTGGATATAATATTGCTGTTGGAGGTACAAATGGTGTTATGTTAAACAGAAAACATTCCGAAGAAACAAAATTGAAAATGAGAATGTCCGCTTTAGGTAAAAAAAAATCGGAAACGCATTGTAAAAACATTAGCCTATCTAAAAAAGGTAAAAAAATGTCAAATGAAGAAAAAAGAAAACGAAGCGAATGTTGCCCATTAAAAGGCATAAAAAAAGAACCACTTAGCGTCGAAATTAAACAAAAGATTAGTGCTTCAAAAAAGGGGACACATCCTTCGGAAGAAACAAGAAAAAAAATGAGTATATCACACTTAGGAATTAAAAATTCATTTTATGGTAAAAAACACACCGAAGACTATTTATTAACAAGAAGAAAACCAATAATACAATTAGATAAAAACGACAATTTTATTAAAGAATGGCCAAGTATCACAGATGCGTCTAAATGTTTAAAAATTGAATGTTCGGGTATATCTTTTGTATTAAAAGGAAAGTATAAAACATCGGGAGGTTTTAAATTTAAATATAAAAATAATGGGTGAAAATCGACTTCCAATAACTCGTCTTAACAAATTCTTTTCAGAAGATGATTATGACTTACATATCCAATTAGGTCAGGAATATCTTCATGGAGACTTGAATATGAAATTAGTAGTCTATCGAGTTGATAGGACTATTACGGATACCGATGATGTGTATGCTGAAACAACGAGAGATAACGTAAAATATTTACCACCAGTAGAATTTAATGCTATTATAAGAGTTGAAGAAGCAAAAACACAAGCGTATAAAACAGGAATGTTAAGATATCTCGAGCCAGGTAATTTAGTTTTTTCTGTTTATACAAAACATTTGGAAGATTTACAAATTGATATAAGATTTGGAGATTATGTCGGATATCCTGACAGCGAGAAAAGAATAAGATTTTATACTGTTGTTAATGATGGTAAAGTTAATGCTGATAATAAACATCATCATTTTGGGTATAAACCATCTTACCGAACATTAATATGTGTACCGACGCAAGAAAATGAATTTAGAGGAGTTTAATTATGCCATTACCAAGAAAAACTAGTATATCCGTATATCGTGATAAAGGAACTGAACCAACAAATAAAGAATTGTGGGACAGAAGGCAAGAATTATTGGATAAGATAACGAAATCTGACACGTATTTACCTGATCCTATCTTACACGATGATTTAGACATGGGAATGTTAGAGTTCGTTAAAACGAATTTAAAAGTGGTTTCTGATGGTAATCAAATTCCAATTATTCCAAAAATTTTAACGGTTCAAAGATGGGGCGAATTAACTAATAACTGGACATTTACGGATGAAGATGGAAACATGAAAGTTCCTTTCATTGGCGTTATTCGTAGACCTGATGTACAGCCAGGCACAAACCCAATTGTTCAAAGAACAATTCCAGACAGACGACAAGTTTTTTATTCAACAGTTAAAACTTGGGATGGTAATCAAATGAACGCAGATGTATATAAGATGCCACAGCCTGTTGCTGTTGATATTGGTTTTGAAGTTACAATAGTATGTCAAAAATTTAGAGATTTAAATAGGTTTAATAAAATAGTTTTACAAAAATTTGCTTCACGACAGGCGTATACTTTAGTGAAAGGTCATTACATTCCAATTATCTTGGAAAGAATAAATGATAACTCACCAATTGACGCATTAGAAAATCGTAGGTTTTATTTACAAACTTATGAATTCTTAATGTTAGGTTTTTTAATCGACCCTGAAGAATTTGAAGTTAAACCCGCAATAAGTAGATTATTATTATTAAATGAAATTATGGGCGAAAAGAAAATAATAAAAAAATTCAAAAACAGAACCATAGAAGTAAAAACGGGTATTTTTACTGCTAATGGTGAACAAACTGTTTTTAGTGTAGGTGAAAATATTGGTTATTTATTTTTCGTTGCTATCAACGGTCTTGTTCAACAAAAAGACATCGATTATTATTGGATTGGTCAAACACCAAGAATCACTTTTGTTACTCCACCTGTTGCAGGAAGTATAATAATGATTTCATATTATGCTGGCCGCAGTTCGGTTTTCCAAGATTCATATGGAAGATTACTTTACATTGCAAGCCAGAATTTTATATATGATGGTTCTTCTTTGACTTTTACTGTAGAAAATCCAATAGTAAGTATTGTTTTTGTTGAAATTAATGGATTAGTTGATGAAGAAGCTATTGGTTATAGTTTTTCGGGTAATCAATTTACATTACTTGATGCACCTCTTGTAGGATCTAGAGTAGGTATTTCTTATTTGAGATAATTAAGATTCACCATATATATCTTTCTTCTTAGGCTTCGAAAGTTCATCAATCCACTTTTCAATTACTCTATACATTTTCAATCCTGTTTTATCACAATAAGATTTCAGGATTTCATGATGCTTTGCACTGATTTTGATATTTTTAGTCTTGTTATACATACCAATAGATAAATAATAGTAAAAAAGGATAAATTACTATCTATTAATTTTTTTATCGTTAAATCTTTGGGAAAAACAAAGATATTTATGATAATAAAAGCAATAAACGTTAACAATAAATAGAAATCAATGGCAACATCAAACAGAGTATTCGTTTCTCCAGGTGTATATACATCTGAGAAGGATCTAACATTCGTAGCACAAAGTGTTGGTGTAACTACTTTAGGGATGGTAGGAGAAACACTAAAAGGCCCAGCATTTGAGCCAGTATTAATTAAAACTTTTGATGAATTTAGGACATATTTTGGAACAACTTCTCCAGAAAAAGATGGTAATGGTAACCCAAAATACGAGCTTCCTTATTTCGCAAAAGCATACCTACAAGAATCAAATCAATTATTCGTTACAAGAATACTTGGTTTAACAGGGTATCTACCTTATAAAACATTTGGAATTGTAACATTGGGAGCGCCTAATTTTACTGGCGGTACTCCAACTGAAACTCCAGAAACATATGATTCAAGTTTAACAAGTGGTACAGTTTATGAACAATTATCTGGTAAAACTGCAACAGACGGTTCTACCGTACCTGAATTTATATCTGGACAAACATACGCAGCCAATGATTGGTTCACAATCGGTCTTGTTCCTGATGCTTCATTAACAGGTCTTACTGGAAGCGAAGTTACAGGTCCAATTGGTGATTTTGTAAATTATCAATGGTATAATAATTTCTATGACCCATTAACTTCTGGCGTTACAGCTTATTTGTTTGTTTTTGTTTCAGGAACAACATTTGACGTTACAATCTTCACATATGAAGATGTTCTTGTAAATGAATATGACAATGTCGTTGTTGCCGCATTAAGATCTCGTGGTTCTTATGTTTCAAATACACTACAATTAAGAGTAAAAGCTGATAGTGGTGTTACAATATCAGGAATAGCAATTGAAACAAATCCATTAGCAGAATTTGAACTTGTTGTTAAGCAAGAACCTGAATTTTCAGCATCAACACAAACATTTACATGTTCTTTGGATAATACTTCAAACCATTACATAACAAAGGTATTGGGAGTTGATGTTTTTGATAAAAAAGCAACAGATTATCCAGTATATGTTTTTGAAATATATCAAAAATTCCTCGAAGCATTAAATGATCGTGGATTAGTAAGAGGTTTAAGTGTTACACCAATTTATCATGAAGTTGATGAAGATTTCTTAACAGAATGGAAAACTGCAATATCACCAAATGTTGTTTCTGAAGTTCGTGGTGGTAAAGTTGATGACTTATTTAGTGTTGTTGCAATATCAGACGGTAATACATCTAATGTACAAGTAAAAGTTGAAATAATGAATATCAATCTTGATACAGCTGAATTCGATGTTCTTGTCCGTGATTTCAATGACACCGATGAGAATATGGCTGTTCTTGAAAGATTTTCAAGATGTTCTATGAATCCTGATTTACCTGGATACATCGCTTTGAAAATTGGTACTTCTGATGGTGAATATGAATTAAAATCAAAATTCATTATGTTGGATATGGTTAAAAATCACCCAGTAGATGCTATCCCTGCAGGTTTCAGAGGCTTTACTGCAGATAGTTTAGGTGGAGCAACATTAGGTTCAGTAATATATAAAACGCAATATTATACTGCAGGTGATGTTGTAACCTATGATGGTGGTGTTCCAGTAGAACAATCAGGTGATAGAGTTAAAAGAGTATCTTTAGGTTTATCCTCTCAGATGGGATTTGACACAAGTATATTTAACTACAAGGGACAAAATCCAAATCGTACAACAACAGGTTTCCACCTTTCAAAAAATGCTGCAACTATAACAGGTAATACGGCTACAGGTTTCGAATTTGATTGTACACCTTACGATCTTGAAGGACAAACAGGTG